GGACGGCAGTCCAATGCATAAGCCTCAGAAAACCGTTGGTTTTCTGCCGGATAAAGATGGTGGGCGCAACAGGGATTGAACCTGTGACCCCTACCATGTCAAGGTAGTGGTAAAAGTCTTATAACGCTATGATATACATTGCTTTTTTGTTCGACTTTTGCCGGGCAGAACGTATCTGGCACAGATCGGGCCGCTAATCTTCCCCCTTGTACCCCACCCCAACCCGTACTATGCTCACGGGGCTGCGGCGGCGTGGATTGGACACGCAGTCAGCAACAAAGGCGATACGAGTATGATCCAACTGTCGTATCTAGCCGGTATCAAGCCCGGCCCGCAGCAACATAATCCGGTGCTAGGCGCAAAGGTGTGTAGGCGCTTCGATCCGCAGGATCGGCAAAAGCGCGGCGAAAGCCTGAACAGGTGTGGCGGATACACCGGCCGGAGCCGGCTTTAGGTTCTAACTATTTCCAATCAGGAAACAGTTGGTGCAGAGGTAGGAGGCCTAAGCCCCGCGCCTACCGCAGGCGGTGGAAGCCCGTCACTTCCCCTTCTGGCAAGCCTCAACCTGATCCCGTAAAACAACATCCTGCCGCGCAATCTCCGGCAGCGCGACCAGACCCGGATTCGCCCGTATCTCCGCAGCCGCCTGATGTTGGAAATCAGCCGCCCATGGGGTGATCTGGGGGCAGACCGGCTTGAGGGTTGGGGTGGAGCAGGCGGAGAGCGCGAACACTAGCCCCAACCATATTCCCGAGGCCGGGAAATAGGTTATCATGCCGCCTCCTGCATTTCCTGCGCATGTCGGATACGCCGACACGCGGCCTCAAAATACTGAGGCTCGCACTCAACCCCGATGAACGGATGCCCGGCCCGCACGGCTGCAATGCCGGTCGAGCCGCCACCCATGTAGGGATCAAGGATGAGTCCACCCTCTGGGACGCGGGCCTGCTGGATGCACCATGTCATGAGGTCTACGGGTTTTTGTGTGGAGTGGACACGAGGTGATGCGGCCTGCCCATTTCGCTCATTTTGCGTTTCATAACCCGATGCTATGCAAATCCCGCCCCACAGATAACGAAAAATCCGCATTGGCTTGCCAGGAGCGTTGACCCAAGCGACTTCGCCGTCACCCTGTTTGAATGCCACCCCATTTGGGCGTTTATCCCAACACAGCATTTGTCCCGGCGGCAGTCTGTCTGCAAATTTATGCGCGCCCCATAACAAAACAATATCCGAGCGCGCCAGAATATCTGTCGGATCAAATGCCACATCATCGCCAACAATCGTATCGGGATATGGGACGGCCTTATTTTTTACAAATCCGCCACCGGTAGACGGAAATTTGGGTGCTGATCTGACATTAGCCTTCAGCTTCTGCCCATACGGCGGATCAGTAATAATCGCAGCCGGGCGCGGCAGGTTTGGCACGTCCTGCCATTTAGCCAGATAGAGCGTGGCGAGGCCGATACGTTCAACGCGGATTTCTGTCATTATCCATTTCCCGCATCCAGCCGCGCCAAAAGCTGCTCTTTGCTCTGCGGCCCCTCGGCCTGCGCCTTTGCCATGTTGGCCTGTACGTTGGTCACGATCTGTGCGTCTTCTTCCGCCTGCTTGCTGGTAGCCACGCTCTGCGCGTTACGGCCTGCCTTGGTGGCGTAAACCACCAGCCAGACGAGGACGGCAATCACGATGATTGCCAACCCCCACCAGAAATAGGCCATCATGCGCCAGTCGTTACAGCGGATGCGTCAGCCGTTGCTTTTGCCTTGGCAGAAGACACAGCCTTATCGAGACCGGTCAGCACTTCGGTCGAGCCTTCCAGCACGCCGTCAAGGTCAAAGCTCACTTTGGCAGCCAGTGTCGGGAACAGACCATCCAGCAGAGATGTGACGCCTGCGCTGATTTTGGTGGCGTTATCACTCAGCGGCTTGCCAGTCAGGGTGCCGAACAGGCTTTCGCCTGCTGTAACCAGAGGCGTGATGGCGTGGGAGTTAGTAGCTGTCGTCATATCGGGTTCCAGTCAATTTTTGGTTGTGGTTGATTTTGCTGCGGCTGTTCCGTGCGTGGCGGCGACTATGACGCCCTCAATCGCTCCAATCTTTGCTTGTGCGCTAAGATCAGAAACCCAAAGCGGCAATGTTGCTGTCAGAATAGTTCCGCTGACAGCTTCGGAAATAACGCCGAAGACATTTCCGACAAGAGCGCCAATGGTCAGGCTTAACCCAATCAGCGTAGTTGGCTGTCGGGCATAAGTGAGAATTTTTGAAGCCATTACCTAAACCTTTACGGCCTGCTGGAAATACGGGAGCGCGCCTGCAACGGTCCCCTTCCCCAGCGATGTGTTGAAATTGTCTTTCCAGAACGTGGCCTGCGCCATGGCATTGCCATACGCGGGCAACGCGTCCTTGGAGCGATACACATGGAGCGCAGCCATCACGGCCGCGTAATCCATTCGTGTCGTCAGCAGCCGCGCATCAGGTGTAGCGCCTGCAAGAAGACGAAGCGCTGCACTCTGTAACTCTGGCCTGTAGCGGATGAAGTTTCGCCACATATCGTCGTGCGTTGCGGGCTCCATCTGCCATGGGCCCAATGCCGGGCCACCACCAATCTGGCGCAAATATCGGTATTGGGTCTCTTTATTCCCAATACCCAAAACAAGCTGAACACGCGCAGGTGTATTCAGGGCGTCTGGCAGGAACTTCAGTGCTGGTTCAATCCATTCGCGCCGCACATCGCCTAGATCCATTCCTATCATTGGTGCATATGCCTCCAAAAAATAAGGAGGGCATCTCCATACATGGCGATGAATGCAGCTATGCCGACAAAGACCCCCCATGACCATTTGAACGCTGCCTTGAGAAAGGAAATCCCACCCAAAAGGTCATCAACGGAATCTTTGACTTTCCCAGTCATGCGCTTCAATTCTGCTGTATCGCGGTCCTGTCGTTCGCCACGCATGCGCCCTTCAGTCTGAACTTCGACCAATTTCAACTGAATTGATACGACGCCCTGCTCAAGTGCGGTAATGCGTCGTTCGTGATCGTCCAGGCGTGCGTTATCGGCAGACGCGGAGCCATCAGCCCCGATCCGTGTCTCTGTCATGTGTTTTCCAGACATAAAAAAACCGCCTCACAGGGCGGCGAAAACTGCGCGGGAAGGATCGCCCTTACGACGCCGGAGCAGACGGCAGCGTGGTGCTGGTCGTGTCCGTGCCGTTTGCAATAGCCATTAGGGCTTTGAGATACGCTACCCATTCGGTGGGCGTGGCCTCGTTCAGCATGGTGTAGGTATTGCCGACGTAGGTACGTGCGGTGCTCAGGGCGGCGCTCGCCTGCTGCGCCAACGTCAGGGTCGTAACTGTGGCCAACGCAGCCTGATACGTATCCTCGTCGCACGCTGTTTCCCCCGTTTGTAGTGTCGCGGGTTCAGATGTGTATTGGCCCGCACCAATAATCTCCCCGGATGTGCTTTTTACGACTGTGTAAAACATTCCCGCCAATCCTCAACTTGGGACAAATAAATAGCTCAGTGACAGTCCAATCGGATACCAGGTGCCAGAGGTAGAGGCAGGCTGGTAGACGCACGAAATCGTATTTCCCCCCGCCACGGCCGGAATTGTGAGCGCATGCGACATCGAAAGCGGCGTTGAGTCAGCATCTACCGGGTCGGGTGCGCCATTAAAGAAGACGTCCAGTGCGGCCATATACGGTTGCGTCGCTCCGGGTGGTGCGCCGACATTTACACTAGCCTGCACTATGTAAACCCCCGGAACGGTAGCGTTATGGTTTAGCGTTATTGATCGCAGTGTATTACTGGCTGAGTAGTAAACTTTACTACTTGCAGACTGGAACTGGTTGGAAAAGGCGACATTCCCAATACTTGTCGTATCAACGATACCTACAAGCCGACTACCGTTCCACCCAATAGTTACAGTATGCCCGGCAGGCAAATCACCGCCGCATGTTCTAACATAACGATCATCAGCGTCTGCTGTGGTGGTGTAGTTTGCAAATAGGCTCTGCCACGTAGCACCATCCGCACCGGGAACCGTCATGTTCGCGTCCGCCGTTGAGACCCAGAAGGTTCCGGGGGTTGACCCGGAAACAATAGCCCCAGCGGGATAGCCGCCAATGCCCTGCGCAAATGTTTCATCAAACGGGCCAAGGTAGCCCGCCTGCAAAATCTGCACTGCGGCCGACAGACGATTGAGAAAGCCGTTCATGTCCTGCCCGCGCGGCGGCTCGCCCCCGGCAGCGCGAGCAATAAACGTCTCGGGAGGGAAACCAAGGGCAATCGAGGCCGTGCCATCACCCGCATTGACCTGTGTCTGGGGTATGGTCGCAATATTCCCAGAAGCCGCAGACGCGCCAATGGGCGTATCAAACAGCTTGCGATCATCTGTTGTTTTCATGGTCAGTCTCTTTGTATGGAGTAGGATACGGACACACCCACAGGGCGGGGCAAGACGCCGCTGTTCTGGATGATGCTGACCTGAACATCTGTCGGCACAAACTTGAACACATAAGTCATGCTCATGTTGGCATTGTCCTGCACATAAGCATCACCTTGGCCCGCAAACAGGGTTGTGAGGATCTTGTTCATAGACAGGATTGAGCCATCGGAGATATTGGCCAGAGCCTTGGCATAGATAAGCTGGCGGTAGCCATTATCAGACAGGCGGTAATTGCTCGTGGCATCTACCCCCCGATACCATGGGGCCTGATCAAAACCCTCTTCCGTCAGGTCGTTAGCCTCGCGGAAGCCGAGGTATTCGGACGCCGATATGCTCAGGATGCGCGAGACCCCGACAATGCGGCCCCATACGTCCAGCCCATAGCCCTGCGCCGTCTGCACGTTCCAGACAAGGCTGTACCAGTCATCTATCTGCGTGGCCGGGTCCAGCATCTGGTTCCACGCCTCGATAAACGAGCATATGGCCGGACTGTTCGCGTATTGCGAAAGAATGGTCTGGCTGACGTTCTGCACTAGAGCACCGTAACGGCTATGTTGCCCGCCTCAAGCGTTGGAATCTGGTCGATGTTCATGGCGGCGGTAAAACCGGTCGGGCTGGCCGTGGTGCCGATGGTGATCTCTACAATCTTCACCCATGACCCAAGGGCCGCAACGGCGGCATAAAAGCTGCTGGCATAGATGGTCTGCCCGATCTGGGAGCCTTCCATGCCATCAAACGCAGCGATAATGGCCGCCTGCACATCTGCCGCAGCAGTTGACGGAACGCCGCTGTTCTTCTCCAGCGTTACGGCAAAATAAATGGGCGTGTCCGTGGCGCGCGTGAACTGTACGGCATAGGTCGGAGGCGTGTGGTATGCGCTGTTGGGGTCGGTTACGGTCACGCTGGTGGTGCCAGTATAAGCGCAGCCCGGCGGCTTCTTGCTGATAATGGCCAGCGCCACATCCTCGTCCGTGCCGCCGTTGACGCACACGTACAGGCTGTGGGCCGCGATAGACACGCCTCCCGTAGTCACTGCGGCATCCGTGCTGTTATCGGTCACGTAGGCGTCCGTTACTCCGTCAACACTCAGCACGCCCCCGGCTATGGCGTTGAGGGAGCCAATGGCGTTGCCCTCCACCGTTGCCGCGCGCCGGGCCTCGAACGCCTGCCGCCCCTCCTCCGCGCTGCCGGTCACGCCCGCAGCGGGATTGTTGACGGACGTCAGGCCCGGGACTGACTGGTAAACGGACACGCTGTGGGCCGGGCAATAGATCGCGCCCTTGGTGGTGCAGGAGAATGACCCCGTACCCGTTCCGGTCGCATCCAGCGTTATGGCCCCATCGGCCGCGTAATAGTTGCCGCTGCCATCCTGAATAAGCGTGCCCTCTGGCACAACCGTTCCGGCTGCACCAATGCAGGTAACGCCAACAACCGTAGCTGTCGCACCCTTGCGACTGATGAAATAGATATTGCCAATCGCGTCCTGCATGCGGCCGGAAGCACGGGATGGGTCCACGCCGTTGAAGATTGCAAGCATCTGGTCGTAGGCATCCCCCAGAATGGCCGTGAGCGACATAGCGAGTTGGCCCTGCGGGGTGGACAGGCCCGTGTTCAGGTTTCCACCCATGGCCGCGTTCATGTCTGCCAGCACGCCGGTCAGCATGTCGCTTTCAGCCGGTGCCACAAACCCCGCATCCGTAAAGGACGGTGCGGGTACTGATGTTGTGCCGTAATCAGAGCCCGACATTGCTGGTGGTCCCATCTGTGGTGGTGTAGAGAATTGCGCCGGAAAGCGCGCGGTCATAGCTCATGCTGGAGACCATGCAGCGGGCCTCGGCCACATCCGGAACGGATGCGGCAGCCTGCTCAACCTGCGTTTGAAAGACGGAAAGAGACTGGTTTTTCCCCAGTATGTTGGCCAAGTACGGCAGGCCCTGCGCCGTGTCGTAATAGCACTCGCCCTGGAACACCCGCACGGCAGAGGAAATATCCTGCCCGACCGCATAGGCGCTGGAGGCCACAGCAATGTTGCCGTCATGGTCAAGCAGCAAGTCCCACGTGCTCCGGTCAAGAAGGATCGTGTTCATGCGCCACCAACAAAAAAGCCGCCCAAAAGGACGGCTGATAGACTTGTGAGAGATTAGGAAAAAACTACTGCAAAAAGGTACCGGATACAAGCGGTATCTGCACAGACCGCGCAACGGTAGAGGAACTATGCCAAAAACTGCGCGCGGGTACAAGGGAAGATGTTCCCCATCTGTGTACCTTTTGGGGTGGGGTGGGTACTGGCAGAGTGGGCGGGAAGGGAGTCCACATGACCGACAAAAAGCCCGCACCCAAGCCGCAAACAGGCCGCGTTGCGACTGTTATGAGCAAGAAGCCGTCAGCCATGGCGTTTGATAGCGCTCCTGCGGGCCTAAAGGCCGCCACAACAGCCGGAAAACCAAAACCCAAAGACGGCAAGTGACATTGCTATGGGCGTAGCGCAGGCTGCAATCCAAGCCACGCGCATGGTTTTCTGGTCATTCGCTACCGCCCCATCATTGATGGTATCAAGCTCATCCGCAAACTCAGAAAAAGCCCTATAGAACCCCTCTTCTGTGCGCTCGTCTCCGTCCCGCATAATGCCACCAAATCGGCTGGGCGGCTGCATGAGTGGCATTGTTTGCGTCGAATACAAAACCTTTGCACACAGAACTGATGTGACGAAAAACCCAGCAGCAGAAATCAGTGCTTCTACCTGATGATCAAACCGCGATGCGGTGGCTACAGCCGCCACAGAGGCAGACGTTAAGGTAACTGCCCACCCTAGTAGTGACGTTGCTCTCGCCTTGGTGCGCGATAGGGCTTCCTCCACCCCTTTATGGGTCAATTCCGCCTGCCGCGCCATCTCCTTGGCAAAGAACAGATTGAAGTCTGTAGTGTCTGTCATTCCCCTTCCCCCCCAATAGCCCCGTTCCCGATCTGCGTCAGGTTCTGAACTAACGCTCTCTTTCAACATATCCTGTAAGTCAGGAGACAAGCGCCCCAAGTCCCTGACCGTGACAAGTATCGTCCACTGACAAATGCAGATGACGATAGCAGCCACTGCCAAATATCCACCGCTTGAGAAAAATCCCATCACTCCGGCCCCCCAGTATTCCCGCTGCCCGTCTGCACGCCCGAATGCTTGTGGCTATCAAGGCTGATGCTCCCCGCCTTCACGTCCCCGGTCGCCGTCACGGCCCCGGCCACATTAACCGCGCAGTTAATGTCACACTCCGAAGCATCCACCACGAACTTGCCTGCGGTCTTTACGTGCACGTCCCCGCCGACCCAGCCGATGTATTCCACCGGGGCCGCATTGAGGAAGCCGCCGATGTACAGCGCGTCTGCATAATCATGCTGGCGGAAGCTGCCGGGGGCGGACGGAGCGCGGTTGGCCTTTACGCCGGATATGTCCCGCCCGCATACAATGAGCGCGCCAATGTCTCCCACAGCAGGGTCACAGATAACCGCCCGCGCGCCGCCCTGCATGCGAAAGTACGGAATGCCGTAGATAATGCCGTGTGGCACCGTGCGCCCCGCTCCGTCCTGCTGGTGGACCATAATCTGCACATCAACCGTGCCCACAGGCTCCAGCCCCACGCCATGCACCGCCTTAACCTGAACCAGCGTGTCTGCGCCGATCATGGAGAGGACCTGACGCACCACCGCATTATCGGCGTTGTAATGACTCCCCTTGTCGGTGGAGCGCATTACGGGGGTGAGCTTATCGGCCAAATGTTGCAATCCCGACTGAAAGTTCAGGGCGAGCGGCTTCAATGGTTGTTACCCATGGGCCTCCCGGTTCCTCTGTTTGCAGGTCATGCTGCATACGCTGGACAACCCACAATCCATTGGATGGCGGATAAATAGCTCCGCCAGCTAAAGATTTAAGTTGCCCGCTATCGTTCACCCACGCAGCAGGTGAATATTGGCTTTTCAGTTTGATTGTTGAGCGAAAGGCAATGTTTGGGTTGAACAGGCATTGCAACCCGACGCCGCCTTGGCTGTAGCTGGGGTATCCGATCAGGCCATTGTCAGACGAAACTTCAACTGCACCACTGGAATCCGCCGTAAACGCCTTGGGCCAGATGTGCAGAATGTTCATGGCTATAATGTAGTAAATACCCACCGCTTGGGCGCACGCGTTCATCTGCGCCGACGCTGTGCCCCAATAATAAACCGGCCCAGCAATGACTGCATCCACGCCATTGTTCTGGAATTTTAAGCCAATCTTCCCAGCTATCGTTTGCATGATGGTGGCAACAGATGCCCCAGAATTAAAAGAGGTTGTTGTGACCGGCATGGTCGAAGATATGGCCGTGGAAAGCGCCCTGACTTCGAACGCCACATTCGGAGCGCCAGAATAGTCAACAAACCCCTCAATTATCCCGCCAGAAAAGACAGTAGATAACGCGCGCCCCTCGCTTCCCGCCATGACTGTAACAGTATTCTGGCTTTGGGCCACCACCCCGGCCTGAACAACCGAAAGCTGGTTCATCTGATCAAGCTGCATGCCCTCAATACGTAAGGCGCACATAACGCCCGTCTCCATGCCTGCACTCAATATCTGGCAGAAAACACGATGCCCAGAAAGCGTGATCTGCTCATTCTTGTTGCCGTCAAAGCCGCCCTGGACGATATTGAAAACAACATCAATCCGGCGCTTTTCAAAACTTGTGTCAGACATTCTGGCCTTCCTGATAATAAAGGATGAATCTATCTCCGAGGCCAGATGAGTTCGGGTCATCATCTCCTTTTGTGTCCACAAAGGTCAGGTCGCCGGGCATTCCGAAATATGCTTTGCGGACAATCCATGTTTTATTCTGGCAAAGGACGCCCGCCATGATCTTGGTGTTGTTCAGCCAGATATTCATGTACAGGCCCGTACTGCGCTGCTGAATATCTAGCTGAACAGAC